GCTAATCAAGCTCGGAGATAGCTGGTTCTCCTCGAAAGCTATTTAGGTAGCGCCTCGTGTATAACTGTTGGGGGTAGAGCACTGTTTCGGCTGACCTACACTTGGCAGTAGGAGCCGGTCGATGACCAATTTATTTACGTAGGGTGGTTTAACTTTCTAAATAGTAAAACCTTAGACTACAGTTTAGAAGAATCTCTATCCGTACCATAATCGAAGAACACGCTTACCATATCCTTACCGTTGAGCGTATCTAACCAGTTGGTCGATAATACGCCTTGCATCTTAAGGAATAGGATCAACGCGCTGACATCGGCGTAGCCACCGAACTCGCGTTGCGCGAGCTTAGCGCGCATAGAGAATGCGTCGCTTGGTGACATTGTAGCTACCGAACGGTCGATCATACCATTATGAACCTCTTGTCTAAAACCAGGGGCAAGATTTTGCGCGTAACGCAAAAGATTTCTCGCGACCTGACGTGACAAATAGCTGATAACATCTGCTGAAGGACCATCGCCCTGTGCGTTTGATTTGTTCATCCTTACCAATTCCGCATCCATTACTCTAAACACCGATGACACGGTATCAAACACGTCCTCGTTAAAGGACGGCTTAACTAACGATGTCAAGGAGTTAGCACGCATTGACCCGAGATCAGTGGTCTTGAAAGAACCGTGAATCGCGGTTCCGTTGACTGTCACTTTGTACGAGTAACGAGAGTTAACGTCTTGTAGCGATTTAGGATCGAAGCCGATAATACGTGAATCAAAAGCGATTGGCGCGATAAGCTGCGGACGAGGGTCCAAAGCCGCTGCAGGTTCAAATTCGTCAGCAGCTATGAACAGTTCACCAATGCTGTTGGTAATGAACGTGGTACGATCTAGCTTACCAGAGATGCCCATCGGGAAATCAACCTCGTTGGTTTGGATTTTGTACCACCAGTTGTTATTGGTAGTTTTATCGCTGGTAATGATTGAGCCTTCCGAATCTACATAAATACGAATAGATTCAGCAAGCAGACACGCGATCTCATGGTTAGAAGAAGAGTGGTAGTTACCAAGATCGATATGATAACCCAGCTTAGTTGAAGTAAAGCCGGACTCAACTGCAGAAGTAAGGAAAGAGTGAAGCAATGAAGCTGCGTTGGTAGTACCTAAACCTTCGGTATTACCATATGCTGATGCGACCGCATCAGCAACACGTTCCTTAGTCGCGGTAACGACTACCGCGTTAGTAATTCGAGCGTCAGGAAACGAAAACACAGCCTGCGCAACGGCCTCCGGTTTTGCTGATCTGTGGAGCACGTATGACACCGGACGGTTACGTAAATCACGCACTTTCGTCAGACCCATGTTGCGAATAACCTCATTCTTGCCTACGATCGCATAGCGTGGAGAAACCTTGAGTGCTGCTAAGATGATCGGAGCCCATTGAGACAGACGGAAACCGTCATTCGCAAGCGGAGCGACAGATGTGCCAGCAGGTAGTGAGAGCGCAGCATCAACAAAAACGTAGTTATGTGACAACTCTTCGACCACCGGATTATTGGCCCAATTGTCGTCGACATTACCTGAAAGACCAGTTAACTCCGGATCAATGTTCTTTCTAATACCAATAATGATGTCGTCGATAACGCCACCAAGTTCGTTGACTTCGAGCATCGCCTTACCAATCGGGTAGAGTGCTTCAGCGACTTCTTCAGCGAATGAAGCAGGTGAGTATTTGCGAGATGACAAGTTAACTTCATTAACAGTCGAAAGTGTACGTACAACTTCTTGCATCGCGATGTCGCGTGCTAGATGAGTAGTAGTTACCTGTTGGAACGGGTAATACATTCTCGTTGTAAAACGACCAGACTTCGCAATTACGCCCGTTTTCATTAAGTACGCGTTTACGATTTCCATAAGCACGTGTTGTGCTGAAGGGTTCGCTACGTGTTTACCAATTTCTGCATAAAGCTGAGAAGGAAGTACCACCGCATCACCTGGCTTAATGGTATTGACTGCGATAAGCGGCGGGATCACTTTAGTAAGCGTGTAATCCAAGAAAAACTTGGAACAAATATCGCGCGTCGTTGCATTTGAGGCACGACGCATAATAGCGTTCAAGTTAGGGGTTTCGCGCCAGATCGGTTCGGTTACTACAGTGCCCGCAACTCTATCAATGATAGTATTACGGATACGAACAGTAATCATACGATCATCGCCCGGGATTGATTCGGTCGAGTCAGAACGTTCAATGTAACGGACAGTTGAGCTACGCGGGACATCGTCACTGAACAAACCATCTTCATTGTCGATGGTGTACGAATCGTTTGAAAGATCGGCATTTGGCGAAGCAAAAACGGTTTCATTTTCTTCGCTAATAAGATTACCCTCAATGTTGAAAGCTGAAGACTCATCGACGATTGGTGTGTTTCCAGCCTTAGAAACGTTTGGTGTTTGTTTTACACGTGGGTTTTTCGGTTTATTTGTAGCCATGATATTTCCTTAATTAATTAATTAAATTGTTACAATTTTCGGATTAAGCCGAGATAGGACTAAGTTGAGCGAATAGATCTAAGAATCATAGCTGCGAGCTCGTCGTCAGCTAATTCGTACGTCGACTCGTAATGAGTAGAACTTGGTTCACTCGCTCCTGATTGAAGCGTCGACTTTACGACATTGATGTCCATAACACCTTCTTTGTTGAACTGTGTTGTAATAGTACCAGTTGAACGAGGCAAACCTTCGCCTCCGCGAACCAGATAGGTCCAAGAGGTTGCAGTCTGTGCATACACGATACTTGTCGAGTTTGACTTAACCGCTTCTACTAGTAGTTCTAGAATTTCGTCGTCGTTCGAAGAAGGGTTAACTGGCACGAGGATAGTACATCCCGCGTCAGCAGCAATGGTTGACAAAGTACTGAACAGTGGTAACACAGAACGTGTAATACCACTACGCATCGCACCACCTGTCGCTGATGAGAGCAGATCTTTGAAGGAGTCGAAAACGATAGTATCGCTTGTCAACATAGCGTTGCCAAGCGCATGGGCGGCTTGAACAGGGTTAGTGATGTAGCCAGCGAGGGGCTCGCCGAAACGAATCATCTCGTATTCAGCAGAACCGTAACCAGCGATCGCGTGTGCAAGTGGTGTTTTACCAAGTGCAGCCGGACCGACAATCAACGTTATGCCGCAAGCTAGACGCATATCGCCGATAAAACGATTAGTAGGCGCTGATCCAGGAACTGTGCCAGCGGTAGCCTTATCATTCCATCCATTTTGACCCTCTAGTGAGCGCGAGAGACTATGAATACGGATATCCTCTTGGATATCCTGAATCACATCTTCGGATTGTTTGTTCGCGATAGCACGAGAAAGCGTAAACTTAAGTGACTCCGCGATTTGAGGGTCGCAATAAGTACCATCTGCGATGAAAACAGCGTTAACATCTATTAGTGGAAGAACGAGTAGCGGTTCGTTTGGCGAAACGGAAGCCATCTGACCAACGTTGTCAAGAAATAACTTCCTCTGGAGGCCAGTCGCTTCGCGACTCGCCGCATTCTTGAGCTTTTTGATGTGCTCAATGTGTTGTAGGGTGTTCATTAATGTACTACTCCTTTATAATATTTAGTGTAAACGTGCTCAAACTGTTCCGGTGGAATTCGAGATACGATGTGGTCTAGTACAACAGGTGACACATCATTATCTAGATACTTGTAGTGAATCTTATCCGGATCCTCTAGGACCTCACGGTCTATAGAAGTGAATGCATTGTATTTAAGTGGAGCTCTTTCTTCAGCGGTAACAAGCATATTAATGATCGAACCGAAGTGCGGCTCAAGCATATCGCGGTACAACTTGTCGTGAATTTCCCACGCAAAGCCACCCAAAGGGTGAGCGTCACGGTTGTTAATGCGTTCCGTGATACCTACATGCCAAAAAGGTCGCATGATACCACCTATCGACCTTTCAGGAACGTAAATCTTCTCAAATCCGGTATGAAGTCTAGGGATTGGAGTGTAAGTCATCTCAGGATCATCGTTTGGTATGAGAAGCAAACCTGAATAGCCAGCTCCGTCTTCCCTTGTGACAACATAGTGACCGGAATCCTTATCTTGCCTCTTGTTGATGAATTTATCCATCAAACCACCGTTAGGAGTATGAACTACCTCGTCATCACCGTTGTTGATCATATTGATCTCGGCTTTAGATTCGAGGAAAAGCAGTTCATTACCAAGCACGGATAGTCCCATCTCGTGAAAGACAAACAATGTTTCGATTACTTTGTTACCTTTCGCGATTAACGAAGTGAAAGCGTGACCGGACTTATTCCCGGCGACGACCTGAGGTGAGAAATCTCTCGGATCGCCGACCCAAGTTCCTCTCTTTCCGTCCAGTTCCAGGGGCCTGGCAAAGTATGGTGAGAAGAACAAAAGTCTTGCTAACTTAACAAGTCTAGGATCCCAAAACTCCTCGGCTGCGTCAAGTGCTGTATTAATGGCATCGGCAGACATACTACGATCGTATTCTGTCACGTCGCTACAATATATATGCTTTCCATCAATTACGCTCTTGATCTCTTCCGCTGTGTTTACGTGGAAGGTGTCTGGAAACCTCTCAAACATGGACTTCATAGTACCGGTCGACATGATTGACAGTATACAGTTGACAGCCCAAGGTCCAGCGAACACCACTCTAGTACGGGTGGCGCTAAAACCCTCCCATTTCTGAGAATCGATAAAAACATCCTTATCTGCGGCTTGGGGTGAACCAACTTTGCCGTTCGATAAAGCATACTCTTTTGAGAATACTGTTCTTACCTTGCCAGGTGTGTCAACCTGGTCTCTCTTCTGAATATACATTGCGATTAACATCTCAAACTGATCAGCGAGAGTGAGCCAGTCATCCTTATCTACCGCATTCAATATTCGTTCGAAATTATCAGATTCGTATACGAATGAAGCAAAATCCATCTTCCATTCAATATCAGACGTGTTGCGACGCGGACCACCCGCGGAACGGCGAGTGGCCTTAACAGCCGACGGGTGATACTGTGACCACAGTATTTTCCAGACATTAGTAGCTATCTGCTTTTGTACAGCCGTATACTGAGTTTTAAGACCCAGAGATTCACGATAAAATGTGTTGTCAAGGGCGGTAAAGCTCATGGGGTTAGACATATACCCGGAGACAGTTCTGAGGCGATCAAATGTCGTATGCACACCATTTCTGGTGAAACCTGACTGGTCGAGATCAGGTTTGATATTTTCATTTAGGTCGTTAGTTAGTTTAATGAGAAAATCACGCAAGCGCGGGTCGAAAGATCGGATTCCTGTAAGCACCTCGCGAGGAACTCGAGTAACCAGTGGTTTATTGTGATTTGCCGTGCCGTTGCCGAAAGCATACTTCATTCCGTCGGTGCCAGCCATGGACCTAAGAGGCTTGTACTTCTCTCTGTATTGATCGGGCGTAATCATTAGTCTTCAGCCTGGTCCGGTTCGTCTGATGGGGTACCCGGTGGCGTGGATCCAGGCATGTCAAAAGCGGTAAACTCCTTGATTGTACCGTTTTTCCTGGTGATTTGCGCTTGCTCCTTGTTATAGACAGAAGAAGCGACCACATCAGCGGCAGTTTCTTTCCCGCGGCGAACGGTCTCGATGAGATCGTTCACGACGGTATGATATGGAACTTTTACCAAGTCCCAAACAGCCGCCTCAAAATCACCTGTGTACGTAGAATTCGGAACACCAGTAATTACGGTCGGTATAACCCCGAATAACTCAGAGTACTCGCGGAAACAATTAAGCAACGGAAATTGGTCAGGACGAAACGTAATAACCGTATTTGGCTTAAGCGGTTGTAACAAATCGGAGATCGTCTCAACGGTAATAAATTCGAGATGCGAATTCTCGATAATGGTCGAAAGACTAGGCGCGATGAGTCGGTTTGGCAAATCGACCTTGTCAAGATTTTCGTGCATATTATTAAAGATGTCCATTGGGGTTCTCTTTCTGTTTAGATTGACTGAAGGGTTGTTTAATACTGTTATATTGTTACTACTAAGAACGTGAAGTAGTTCGATTGATCTAGACACGTCACTAGTCCTGGCCGAGTTAATAATCTCGTGACACTGTTTGAAGCCGACGGCTTGTGAAAAGTATGTAGTGAAACGGGTCCGAACAAAATCGGTATTATCGTTTCTGTAGACATTAGATGTACGAGGAAAAGTATACAATATGGCTTGAAGAACACCATCTGGCGAACGAAGTTCGGTCTGGTAGACTGGCTTAACTTCTAGGACGCCAGAGAACTTTGTCAGATGTGACGGGGTCGTCAGGTCTAGGGAGGTTTGTTGTTGATTTGACATAAATATCCTCTTGTGTTATCCCAAGTATATGCGCTTGAGCAACGATCGACTCTCGCTCTCGCTTTCTAATTGGGTTGTTGATTAGTTCGTGTATAAAGTTAACGCCGTAACCGAGGTAAAAGGCGCACCTAACTACCTCGTCGTGTTCATCATTGGATGATCTCAGAAGAGCGGTATGATTAGGGTTCAATCGTATATTCATATGTTTAGAGTTGGA